TCTCGACGCCGAGCTTCCCTAGGGCCTCGCGGGTCTTCTCGAGCTGCACCATGTCGCCGCCGATCCAGCTTTTTGGGTCACGGTTACAGAACAGCGTTTTCATTGGACTTTATTAGCCTCTTCGCCTCGGTGAACGAGAGGAGGTTGCCGTACATTGACCCCGATAGATCTCGGGAAATCTCGTTGAGTACCTGGCGAGATTTCTCCCTGCCTGCCGTACTCTTGCAGAACAGGTACTGCGCTCGGTACGCCTCGAGCTCCTGCGAGAGCCTGAACGTCGGCTGGACGAGGTAGCGATCCCACCACTCCTTCGGCCTGCTGCCCTGCTGCCGAATGTGAACCGCCTCGTGCGCCTCCACGTGGTCCTGGAGCTCAACGTCCATCGGGTGGTACACGGTGTCTCCGTACGTGAACGCGACGTGCTTGTTCCTCACGTCAAATGCTGCACACACCTCGTCGTAGTTGGGCGGTGCAGCCTGCACGGTTCTCACCTCTTCTCCTTCGGGATCACGATCTCTAGCGGCACGGTTTCCGTGGTTGAAATACGGGAGTGGTCAGATTCGCCGCCGATTTCCTGTACGTCCATGGGAACGTCCTCGACGAGCTCTGGTACGGCTTCAACCTTCTCGCGGAGCTTCGCGTCGGAGTACTCGCCCGTGCCGAAGAACTGGTCTCGGTACTCGGGGTCTCTCAGCTGCTCCAGCTTCGCCCTGACTATCCCGAGCGCCTCGGGCCGCGTCCTGTGGGGGATGAACCGCCCGTCCATCCTGATGTCGACGCCGTACGCAGGGTTGGGTTCGTCGAATATCTCGTAGCTCGGCACGGTGATGAGCGACACGCCGCGGTAGGTGACCGCCGCCAGCTCCTCGAGCGCGGGGAACAGCTTGTGCGGACCGTTCGGTCGGATGGATAAATCGGGGTCTACGAGCCGTAGCTCTGCCTCAAAGTCTTGCGTCTTCACGTTATTTGCCTTCCAATTGCCCTCACCCCCGCCAATTGGAATAGCGGGGACGAGGAACAAATAACTAGTTAGTTACCTATGCTGTACAGGTGCTACTGAGTAGCCCCCGTGATAATCGCGATCAGCCACGCGCTGTTCAGCGTCTTGACCGCGAAGAACGCCTTCCAGCCGACCGTCGAGTAGACATCGAGCGGGTTGGAGGTGTCCTGTGGTCCAGGGGTCTTCACGTAGATGCGGTTGCCCGGCTGGTTGTCCAAGCTGACCGTGCCGTACGCGTTCTTGCCGAACACGAACGTCTGGTACACGTTGGCGCTCGACGAGCCAGAGGCCGACACCGCGTAGTTGTTCGTCTCGACGAACTCGCACCCGTGCAGCTTGCCGACGATGCCAGCCTTCAGCTGGGTCGGGTCGGTGTAGATGGAGATGCTGTTGAGCCACTCCGTGTTGCTGAACAGGTCGTACGCCGCGTAGCTGTTGATGATGCCGCGGTAGTAGCCGTTGTCGAAGCGCTGCGCCTTGTTCACCTTGAGGGTGCGGACGGCCTTGCGGATCTCGGCGCCGGTCATCACGTCGGTCGCCGCGACGCTCGAGAGCGCCTTGGCTGCCACGATCTGCTGGGTTGCCCCGCCGGACAGCTCGTTGCGGATCAGGGTGTCGAGCGTCTCGCCGCAGTTCTGCGCGTGGACCTCGACGTGCTCCTTCAGGTTCACGTCGAGCGACGTGAGGTTGAAGAGGTCTGACACGGGGGTGTAGCTGCCGTACGTCGCCATGGTCGTGGACACCTGCGTGGTGCTCATGTCGACGGGCGTCGGGTTGCCCGAGCCCTGGGTCAGGGGGGTCGTGGCGACCGCGAGCGGGGTGAACCTGTTCCAGATCACCTGGCTGCCCATGTTGGCGGGGATCGTCTTTCTCTGGGCGCCGAAGTCATGCGAGAGCATCAGCTTCGCCCGGTCTAGGAAGACGCGGTCGTAGTAGATGTTCATGATGTTCGACAGCCCTGTGGTTGTGCTTGTCAAATGACTAAATTCCTCTGTAGGACAGCACCAGCGTCAAACTCTCGTTCTGCTAGTCCTGTGGGATGATCTTCTCCAGCTCTTCGAGCGGCATTCGGCTCAAATCTTTCTCGGTGTACTTCTGGTACACGGGAGAGCGTCCTGTGCCGGGCGGCGTCGCCTCTTCCGACTTGGCTGCCTTCCTCTGGGAATCGATGGCCGCCTGCACGAGCTTTGAGCCCAGTGCTGGCCTGCCGCCGTTCGCCATGATGAAGTCCACCTCTTCGGCAGAGTAGCCGTCGGTCTTCAGGTCGAGCCGGTCGAACCGTTCGTCGGCTGGGGTAGGGTCACCCTCGTTAGTTGGTTTCTCCTTCTTGAGGCGCTTGTTCTCGGCCGCCATGCGGTCTGCGTACAGCTTGTACTCGTCCGCCTTGGCTGCTTTCGCCTTCAGCTCCTCGATCTCTGCGTTCACCTCGGGCGCAATCCCTTCTGGATTCAAACCATCCGTTGGGTCGTCGGCATCTGCCATAGTTTTGCTAGTTGCATAGTCCAGCTCTACGTTAGCCTGCGAGACGCGCAGGTGGCGCAATCGCACTGGGTGCGGTAGCCATCGGCCAAGCGTTGGCCGCTGAAGCCGAACCTAGTTGCCGTCGGCCGTGAAGCCGTACCTCGACTGGTCGTCGGCCTTGCCAGCGTTGAAGCCTGCCTTGCCGTCCTTGAAGTCCTCTGCCGTGTCGTTCGGATCGCCGAACGTCATGGGGTCAACCGCTGCTGCCACGGGGAGGCTCACGCCGTCCTTGCGGGAGGGAATTTTGTCGCCTGGGGTCAGCGTGCCTGGCCACGAACCTTCTGGGGTCTGGTAGATTGGCTGCCCGCCTGGGCCAGACATGTCGGTCTTGACAATCTTGGTTGCGCCGCCTGCGCCGATGCCCTCGTCTCGTGCGTCAGAGGATTGGTCCATAGAATCGAGCGTCCTGATGGGGACGTTGGGGTTTATGTCCTCGAAGTTGTCTGAGTTGCTTGCCATATGCCTAGAAGGTTACGGTTACTGTTTCAGCTGGAGGCACGACCTCGGTTGGGGTGTACGTGAAGCTGAAGCCTGTCACGGGGTACTGCACTGAGTCCTGGTAGGCCTTGATCGCGGCGGTCATGCCTGCCTGGTAGTCTGCATCGTTCATGGTAGTTTCTCTTAGTTGGTCAGTAGCCCTCGCCGTCTTTGGGAGCAGCTGAGGTCTTGTCGTCCACGTAGTCAGTCCCAGCTTTCCTAGGAAGGACTTTATTGTGCCCGTAGGACTCGTTGATGTCGTCCTGTAGGTTCTTGGGGTAGAGCTCGGCTTCCTTCGTCTCCTCGTTCGCCGGGTCGGGGATTGGTGGAAACACGTCGTGGCCAGACCCCTCGTTTGCTTTTGCCATGTTACTTCCCCTTCCTGGTTACCGCCTTCTCGAGCTTCGCGAGCGGCATCGACTTTGCCTGCTTCACGTTGAGCACCCTCTCACCCTTGTGGAGCTTGAACGCTCCCGTAGAGGGAACCTTGCCGCCCTTCTTGAACGAACCCTGTATCGGGTTAGGCTGCGGCTGCTGGGGAGCCATGGGAGCCTGCGGGGGCTGCGGAGCCACGGGCAGCTTCGGCTTCTTCACGCCTGGTATCATCGTTGGCTTTGCCATTACTTTGTGACCTTTCTCTCTAGCTTGGCTAGAGGCATTGATTTAGCCTGTCCTATCGTCGGGAACTTCCTGTGCACCGCTGCGTCTACCTTGGCCTTGGTTTCCGACCCCTTGGCCCCAGCCCTCGCGAGCGCGTTCCTGGCGTGGCTCGCGTCGTTGATGGGGAACTTGCGCTCTGCGGGGAGCGCGAACGACTTGGTTGGCAGCGCGTTGCGCTTCGCCGCGTTCAGCTTACTCATAGTTACGTCGTTAATGATAGTTGGTAGTGGTAATCTAAATTCTTGAGCCAGTACAGATGATGGTGAGCCTCTTGGTAGTCTCTTCTGCTCAAATCATTCATACGTCTTGCTCCTCTCGGTGTCGGGCCTGAAGCCGACGTTAATTTCTCCCAGAACTTTCTCGATGGCGATGACCGCGTACTTCCTGCCGAGAGCCTGCACCTCGACCGACGTGTGGATGTCCTCGTCGATGTCGGACACGCGGTTCAGGTCTTCGAGAGCCCCCTTCAGCGAAAACTCGATCACCCGGTAGCCCCCCGTTCCCCGAATCTCGTTCAGCGCCTTTGATTCTTCCTGCGTCATCAGTTGCTCACCCCCTGGCTAGGCCGCTGCGAGTCCTGCGCCGACTGCGGCGTGGGCGCAGACTGCGGAATCTGTATCCCAGCCTCGGCTGCCATGCCCTGCTGGCCTGCGGGCGGCATGTCCTTGAAGTCCATGTTCTGGCGGAACTGGCGCTTGATGCCCAGGCGGATCATGTTCTCCATCATCTCCTGCGATACCTCGTCCTGCGCGTTCTCGAGCTCTGCGGTCGACATGCCCATCGCGGATAGCATCTTGTACAGCAGCCGCTTCAGGAGCGGGTTCTCGATGATGAGCGGGCTGCCCGAGATGAGCTTGAACACCGCGGAGAGGTTGCTGAGCCACCCCTGCGCGTCGTTCGTCACGCCGTTCACCTCGAGCGACAGCTCGTAGCGGATGTTCCTGAAGAAGTCTCTCTCGACGTCGATCCACATCTTCGAGCTCGAGCGGACGTACATCCTGATGTACTTCGCCTTGGTGGCATCGTACTCCTCCTGCGTCGGGATGTCACCCGACTGGAGGATCTGGGTTCTCATGTAGCCGTCGACGGCGCGCTCGCGGATCTTCTGCATCTCCATCAGGTCGCCCTGGAAGCGCAGCTCGTGCCTCGCGGTGATATTCTTCTCGAGCTCCGGCATCACGAGGTCGGTAATGAAGTCGTCGAGGAAGAGTGCGTACGCATCGCGCTTGTAGTCGAACACCGAGGAGGAGGAGGCGGCCTGCGCCTTCACCGCTCCGAGCGTCGCGGCCGCTGGTGTCTGCTTGCCGCCCAAGAGATCGGCCGAGAACGTCTCCAGGTCGGCGTGGTTCTCGTAGGCCGTGGAGATCGCCTGCATCTCGGGCAGGGAGTGGTTCTGGTTGTCCAGGCGGTTGATCGGCGCGGTGGCCTTCAGGATCTCGCCGTTGTCGACGTCGGTCAGCACGTTCCGGGCCACCATGTCCGTCGCCGTCTGGAACAGGATCAGGGCTGCCAGCTCGGCCGCCTTGTCCTCCTGGTCCTTCGTCTTGTTGACCATGCGCTGGTCCTCGAACGTGTCCTCGATGATGCCGATGCCCTGCCACCTTCCCTTCGTCTTGCGGAAGTGGACCTCCTTGAACGGGTCGTCCTTGCGGTCGACCTCCTCCATGAACAGGATCAGCCCGGGGTTGTAGTACGGGCTCTGGGGGTTGCCCGGCGCTGGGCTGACCGCACCCTGAGTCACCTGGTTGTCTACCCCCGCGCATATGAAGCGGGCGTAGGTGAACGTCTGGTCGTCATTCCCCCTGCCTGACAGGCAGCCCTCGTTCCTGATGTAGGACACCGGAACCTCCGCGTACCGCTCGTACACCTCGACGTACGGCGTGCCGTGCTGGATGTTCAGCTGCCCCGCGTTCTCGTAGCTCTTGAAGCTCTGCATGGCGAACCTGTCGATCGCCTCCTGGACGTTCGACCACTGGGCCATCGACCGCATGTCCTCGGGGGACATGAAGTGCTTGACGATCTTGTACCGAGACTGCTTCAGGTCTTTCGCCGACTGCTCGCAGAAGAAGTAGCGCAGGTCGACGAGCTCGGCTGAGCCCTTCGTCTTGCGGAGGACGACGGACCCGTACACGGGCAGCTCGTCGGACACCTGCTTCAGGATCGTGCCGTACTCGGACTGCTTCATCCACGCCTTGAGCTCCTTCTCGAGGAGCGCGACGTTCCACTCGGTCACCTGGTTCTCTGAGATGAGCACGAAGTCCTTCGTGTCGATGTCTATCTGCTTGGACGCAATCGTCGCCCGGCGCTTGCCGAGGTTCCAGAACACCTTCTTGCGGGTGATGCCGTTGATGGTCTCGTAGTTGCCGTCCTGGTACTGGGAGTTGTAGTACTTGTGGATCTTCTGGACGTTCTGGTACTGGGAGAAGGTGAAGCCGGGGACAATCTCAACCCAGTTGTACAGGAAGTCCTGCCGCTCCTGGCGGATCGCATCGAAGATGGTCTGTGGGTATAGGAAAGCCATGGTGTGTGGTTATTGCCTGCACGTTGCCATGGGGGAGACGCTAGAATCCCCCGCAGCAGCGTGAAGGCAAGTAGCGTCTACAATTCAAATGTAGCAGGAAACGTGGAACGTGTCCACGGTGGAAAACTATTCCCTGATGGACCTGTTCTGCCTCGCGGACTGAACCCGCGCCGACTCCACCCTGTCGCTCTCGTTGCGGAACTGCTCGTGGACGAGCGCGGCGTAGCGGTGCTCGTCGGCGTAGTGCGACGTCCAGTCGTGCATCGGCTCGTCCCTGAACACCTTCAGCCGCTCGTCGTACGCCCGCGAGTACTGGGGGATAGCCTCTAAGAAGTCTGCACACTTGGCTTTATCAACGTACAGCTTCCTGAAGAAGCGTCGCCCAGCCTCTATGCCCTCCTGCACGGACAGGTTCGGGACGATGTCGAACTCGATGCCCAGGTCTTTGGCAACCTCCCACCTGCTCTGGTTGCCCGTGAGCGAGTAGTCAGACACCTGGATGTCGTGCGGTGCGAAGTGCCTGCCGTAGGTGTACGGCTTCACCTTCAGCTCGCGAATCCAGTCTGGCAACCCGCGCTTGTTCCCCGACAGGTAGTCAATCTTCCTGACCGTCAGCCCGTTGTACTGGTAGAAGCCGATGCAGTTCGTGTCGTTCTTGCCCAGGTCCCACACCGTGTGGACGAGCATCCGGGGATCGTACGGAACGTCCTTGAACTGTCCGTTCTTCTCGGCTTGGTCAACCTGCTCCCAGTAGATGGAACCCTGGATGGCGGAGATGAACGAGCAGTAGAACTCCTGCTGGATCATGTCCTCGCTCATTCCCCCGCGTCGCTCTTCATCGATGTCCTCTTTCGAGAGCACGTGGGTGTCGTCCACGGTGAGCTTCGTGGTGTACCACTTGGGGTTCTCCTTGGCCATCTCGTACATCTTCCAGCCGTGGTTGCGGCCTCTGGGCGTGCCGTTGAAGATAGCCCACCCACCGTTCTCGGCTAAGATTGGGCGCAGGTACTCCCAAGCCTTTGGGTTCTGGAGCGGGTACTCTGAGAACACAATACCCCTAGGGTTCGTGCCGACAACCTTGTCTGGGTCATCTACGCCGATGACGCGAAAGATAGAGCCGTTCTTGAACTCGATCTTCATCTCGTTGTTGTTGACCTTGGCCACTAGCTCTCTCGGGAAGTGGTCTAGGTACTTGATGCCGTCCTTGCCCCTGTTCTCCCAGAGTGCTTTTCGCCCCTGCTCATACGTCGGGAATGCGTAAAAGTACGCGCCAACGTCTTCAGCGGCTGCGCGTACCACTATGTTGATGTCTACCTTATCCTTGCCTGAACGCCTGTGCCAGATTTGGAGTATCCGCTTGTAGCCTGAATCAAACGCCTCCAGTAGCTCCGTCTGGTACGGCCTCGGTTCGAATAGGTGTGGAATCGTTACCTGCATTCATTGCGTACTTAATGACCGTCAGCTCTACCGCACCACCGTCTTCACCAGTTACCTCGGTAAGTCTAGGCAGCACAGTGCCAGCGAGCCTGGTGAGCAGCGCATCGTGCAGCTCAGCGTCATGTGGCGTCATGTCTACCCTAGGCTGCTCGAAGATTGACTTAATCTTATTCAGCGTCAGCCTCCTGACTTCTGCCGCTAGCTTTTTGTCTGCTGTATTGACACCTACGCCTGCCATATGTTCTGTATCCGTTTACTGAATTGCTTGTAAATAAAGGCTACTTCGATGGTTTCTTATTGTCCGTTGAGAGCAGCTTCACGTGTTCCACGGCTTTAGCCTTGGTTGCGTGCTTGGCGTGGACTTTGCCGTTCGCCTTGACGAGGTAGCCACCTTTGACCTTGATGGTCTCTGCCTTCATCTAAGCCTTGTCTAGCTCCTGCTGAACCTGGCCGATGATGTAGGGGAAGTACATGCTCTGGTTGCCAGCTCCGATGAGCTGCGCCTTGATGAACACAATTTCCTCTGGGGTGACGTCTACGGATTCCTTGCCGTACGTTTTTCCAGCGAGGACGTAGCTCTTCAGCGGGTCAGAGGACTTAACGGTAGCCAGAGCGTAGCCGATGACCATCCCAATGGTGAGGTCTTTGTCTTGAGCCTTGTACACGTCACCCTCGATGTTGAGGACTTTCTTTGAAACGTCTAACGTCATTTTGTTACGTTTAATGGTACTTACAGTGTACAGCTTTCTATCACGTTACGTCAAATCCTTCTCCGAGAGGCTTGAATGGTCATGCGGTTTCCTTAATTTTTAGAGTGCAAGGGTACAAGTTAGTTTACTTCTTTAGCCTAGGTACTCGCGTGTAATTTTTCATGTAGGTCTTCATGTAATTATCATGGCAAATTTTACACTCACGTCCTGACTTTTTCATTTTCCTTAAATTGGTGCCTGCTAGCAGGTGACCCCGTATACAGTGAGTTTTCTTAAGATTTTTAGCTGCTGCACTTTCACTGTTTTCCAAGACATTCTCTCTGTTGCTAACGCACCTAAGGTGTTCTGGGTTGATGCACTTCCTATTTCTACAGACGTGGTCAATGACCATGCCTGTTTCTATTTTCCCAAATACCATTTCGTAAGATACTCTATGAGCACCAAAAACTTTGTTATTCATTCCAACCATTCCATAGCCGTTTGATTTTGCCCCAGTCCATTCCCAGCACGTCTTGTTAACCTTGAACCTGTTCCAAAAGAGTGCTTTCTCTTTCCATGTTATTTTCATGGGTTAAGTATACACTATTTTAGTATAAGTAACAAGGGTTAAGGCACGAGGTTCAGTGCCTGACGGGACCGGATACTGCTGCTCCGATCCCCAACGCCGTACCAGCCGACGCTCACCTTGCCGTCGTGCCAGTCCACGCGCGGGACGTCGCCATCGGAGCTGCGGGAACCAGAGCAGAGCGTCCAGTTCTCGATATCCAGGTGCTTGCCCGTTGCTTTGAAGTAGTCTACTTCGAGCTGCAAGCGTTCGAGGAGCGTGCTGCCCTTAACGCCTTCTCTCTCTAGGTCTTCGGCTGATTTACTCTTCAGACCTTCGTCAGCCTCCACGTTCGCCTTGAACGATACCTCGTAGGCTTCCAGTGAGTTCCGGTCTGACGTGACCAGCTCGTCTAGGTCTGATTCCTTGTACCGCCAGACCGTGAACAGCTTTGAGCACTCCCTGAGCGTTCCCTCAATGGTCTGGCCTTTGCGGATTTTGACAGTCCACGTTTCGGGAGTTTTCTTGCCATCTTCTCCATTCAGGTGTTCGATGATTTC